GGGGGGGCCCGGGGGGCTCTCCCGCGGTAACGGCGGCGCACGGGGAGGCGGCAGCGCCGAGGCTGAGGTGGAGTGCGATACGCGCGGGACGGTCGGAAATGTCGCTGACGGCGCGATTACGACCACCTACTACTCGAGTGCCGTGCTGACCGGAGTAAGCAGCTCACGCCTCACCGTACCCGGCACAGACCCCGAGTCCGATGCCTCGGCGCGGAGAAAGTACGAGGCCGCGCTTTCCTCGACCGGCTCCGGAACCTATAGCGCGGTCATGGCTGCTGTCTATCAGGTGCAGAGCGTCACGCAGGTGCAGATTGAGAGCAATGACACGATGCAGGAGCAAAAAGAATCCGGGCTTCCGGCAAAGTCCTTCCGCGTGTCTGTGCTCGCAGACCATGCCCGGGCGAATGACATCGCCGCTGCTATTTTCAAGAGCAAGCCCTTCGGGGCTAAGACCTATGGTGACGCGCTCGAGCAGGTCAGAGACCGGTGGGGCGGGCTGCACGAGATCGCATTCCGCTGGATGGAGATGGTACCGATCGAGGTAAAGCTCACGATTTACACGGACGGTCTCTGGACAGAGGGCTCTGAGGTGGCTGCAAAGGATGCTGTCGCTGCGTATATCAACGGTCTTCCGGCCGGACGCACAATCTACGGAAATGGCGTGTACACGAGCCTGAAGGGTATTCCGGGGCTTGTGAATGTCGATGCTGTGGAAATCTCTAAGCGCGGCGGCAGAGGCGGGCAGACCATTGCGCTCGAAGCACATCAGATCGCGCAGACAGACACGGCGCACGTCACGATCACGACATCGGCAAGCGGAGGATGATATGGACTTGAAAAACAAGATTAGCCGCTTGCCGGACTGCTACGACAAGCGGAATGTAAGCAACAACTGGAGAATCCTCGAAATGGCGCGGAGCGCCAAAGAGGATATCGCAAAAGACCTTGAGAGCATCCGCTCCGCGAGTGATATCGAAAGCGCCGAGGGCGCTGCGCTCGATGTTTTCGGGCGGGTGTACAAGGTGCAGCGCGGTCGCATGAGCGATGCTGCATACCGCATGCTGATTTTACAGGCGAGGGCGCTTAAAAATCTCCGGGCGGACTATGAGTCCGTCTATGCGATGGCGCTCTCAATTTTTGGCTGCTCTCCGGATGAGCTTAAAATCTCTGAGGCAGAGGAGCCCTTTTCCTATCGGATTGAGCGCTTTCCTATGCAGGCCGTCAAGCGCGCCGGGATGGATATCGACCAGGCTACAAAGCTTCTCGGCGAGCTTGTGCCGCTCACAGGGCGTTTTGTGTCAAAGATCTATGACGCTGATGAGACGCGCGCAGCATTTTTTGCGGGCGCGATTCTCGGCGCGGATAAAGTAGTCGTTCTCGGGACTGCGCGGAGAGGGGGCGCATAAATGGCAGAGAGAAATGTAATCACGGCGGCAGGGCTTGGTATTATCGCCGCTGCACAGGCGGGGACAATCCCGCGAGTAAAATTTACGTCCGTACGTGCCGGATCCGGAGAGCATGCCGCGAGCGAGGACCTGAGCGCGCTCACGGGACTTGCAACGGAAAAAGCGCGTTTTGCGGTCTCGGATGTGACAGCGCTCGGCTCTGACACGGTACAAATCGGCGCGCTGCTGAGTAATGCGGGCGTGTCGACAGGGTTTCGCATCACAGAGGTTGGCGTGTACGCAGAGGACGCAAGCGGGCAAGAGGCGCTCTACGCGATTTTCACCAAGGGCACTGCGGAAGCGGATTTTTTACCGGCGAACGCTGCCGGAAATGAGTCCTCTATCTACTACCGCTGCAATGTGACAGTCAGCAATGCCGCACAGGTGACGGCTGCAGACGACCATAGCGCGTATGCGCATGTGACGGACCTGAATGCGCTGAAAGCGCGCGTGCAGGCGCTGGAGATAACGCCCACGGCGTGGGAAGTCACGCTGCGGGCTGCTGCGTGGTCCGCAAGCGCGCCGTACACGCAAGAGGTGACTCTGCCGGGCTGCAAAGCTACGGACGTGCTGGAACTTGGCAAGGCTATCGCAAAGACCGGAAGCGTCGAGGCCGCTAAGGCCGCGCGCAAATGGCTCGGTGCGATTGACGGCGGGGAGAGCAAAGACGGGAAGGCTGTGCTTTTCTGCGCGGTCAAAAAGCCGATGGAGGACTTCAAGGTAAAGATTAGGAGGATTGCGGGAAATGGCTGATATTTTTGTGGCTGCAGGCGGTAGCGGCGGCGCAAGCTCAGATGAGACCACCGCCCGCGCTGCGGATGTGCTTTCCGGAAAGACCTATCTCGGAGCGGACACAAGCGACGATGTGGGCGCGGGAGCCATGCCAAATAACGGCGCAATGCAGAAAACCCTCCGCGCCGGAGAGAGTGTCACTGTCCCGCGAGGGTACCACAACGGCAGCGGCGCGGTGACTGCCGCTCCGCTCGCAGAGCAGACGCCCGGAAATGCTGCGCCCGGCGACATCGTAGCTGGTACATCGGCGTGGGTCCGCGGCGCAAAGATGGACGGAACATTGGTAGAGCGCGAGGGTGAGCAGCCCGCCACAGGCGTGACTATCTCGGATGGAGCGGCGCATGTGGGTATGCTGTCGGGCGCGTACCGGAAAGCCGGTCGCTACGGCACACCGGAGGTAAAAGCGCCGGTAGACATGGTCGCGAGAGCGGCGGGACTTGACGGGGCAAAAATGCTACAGGGCTATGCGCCGCTGGGCGTGCCCGGCCAAATCCCCGTCTTCAACACTATGGGTCCGAGCGGCACAGACCCGCGAGGGAGTATCACCGCCGAGTACGGCATCGACCTCAACGCCCGCACGCTCTGGATGCACGCGCCTGCCCACAACGCATACTATGTGCGCGAGGACGGACACCCGCATATCTGCATGGACTCCGAGGCGCTCGGCGATGCGACCGCGCAGCAGGTGCTGCAGGGATGCACTTTCACTAGCAAGCACGGGATGAAAACCCCGGGCGCTATCTACCGCTGGCCGGTGACGGGAGATATAGGCGGTCAAAGAGTTATGGATGCGATGGAAAACACGGCTTTTATCGGAGACTATGGAGCACGAGGGGCCGGGGTTTTCATGCGTATGCCGGGCGGCGCGCAGATAGACCCGACCTGCATGTGGGCTTTCGCGCCCCTGCCGGGAGCCATTGGGAGAAATATTCGAAAGGGTGTAAATATCGGCGGACGCTGGGGAGAAATGGAGGACTACGCGGCAAGCTGCGTCCCTTTTGACGGGGCCCATTTCGATGGGGTGCATTTTTCGGGGTGGGCTACTGGGACGCTTGGCGGTGTGCCGCTACAGCCGCGGGATACCGTCACACAGCCGATGCCGTGGAATAACGTCTGGAAGGATGAGTTTAAGTGGGGCTGGGCGCTGACGCCGAGCGTGGCGCTTGCGCCCTTCCGCGAGGTGCGCGTCACGATACGGACGGACGCCCCCAACTCCACTGACCAGTGGTGGCAGAGCACACGGCTCTATCTGGTGCGCCCGGGCGGCTCTCCGCATAACCGCCCGCTCAACGCCATCCGGCAGCAGAGCAGCGCGCGGACGGGCTTTCAGACGATATCCATACCGACGGCGGACATCACGGAGCAGGCCTTTATCGCGGTACACCTGAGTGTGGGTAGCCTCCGCGCAAGAAGCGCGGGCAACGTCTTTTCTGCGCGCATCGAGCGCGTAGAGCTCATAGCATGAGCGGAAAGGAGAACATGAAAGAAACTGTCATTTTTGACGGCCGGACTGGCAGCGTCATCGCCATCGCCGGTGAGGTCGATGTAGAGCACGTCGAGGCGCTGATACTCGATGTAGCGGACGGCATGAGAGTGGACTCCGTGGATGTGAGCGGCGAGGAGCCGGTGCCCATCCTGTCCGCTACGCCCGCGAGCTGGCAGGCGCAGCTGGAGGCGGCTATCAAGCGGAGCGACGAGCGCCGCGCGTCCCTCGAGACGCGCGTGCTGGAGATGTTTAACGACATGATGAAAGGAGAGGGGACAGATGAGGATTCCGAAGGGACTGTGTGAGCGCATCGCGGAGGCGATAATCGCAGGGAGAATGTTTTTCGCGGACATCGCGAATCGGTTGCGTCCGAGAGTGACTGAGGAGCTGAAAAAGCGCGGCAGGGGCGACCTTGCGACCGACAGCAACGCCCGCCCGAAGGACGAGCACGAGGAGGGCTGATGTGGTGGCACGACATCGTGGGCGCAGCAGACCTCGGTTCCATCGTGACCGCTGCCGGATGGCTGGCGGTGCTCGTATTGTCTGCCGCTGAAAAGTTTGCCCCGCATGGCAAAAAGCCGTGGTCGGCGCTTGCGCGGGCGCCGCGCAGCGGGAGGCCCACCCCCGCGCCCGCCGCCACGCGG